AATGGACTCGTCTATGCACTCCTGTATCAACTCGACCAGTTCGGCCTTCTTAACGTCGCCTATCTTTGCCATGAGTTTTGCGATCCTCCGGCAAACGCACTACGGCCCTGAGTCGGGTTCATGGCGGTTTGGCTCCGGTTCTGGTTCATTTGGTTCTGCAAAGCCTGGGCCGATCCCAGAGGGGCTACTTGGCGGTTTTGAGTGACCATGCCCCCAGGGGGCGGCGTTGGACTCCCCGTAGGGGGTTGCCCTGCGGAAGGGGGAACCGTAGGGCCGGGGAGTCCTTCTGCCGCCATGCGCCCCTGTATAGCCGCCTGAGTCATTACGCCGATTAGTTGCTGTATGCCGTTCTGAATGGCAGGAGACATGAATATCATCTCCTTCAACTCCTGCCGTTCTTCCTCGTCCACGTTCACGTCATGCATCTTCTTGCGGGCCGATCTCTTTGTGAGTAGGGCTTCGTGCTTCAGCCTGATAAGGTCGTCGTGCAGACGGAATTCTTCCTCGGGGTCCGTTGGATTGAACTTGATATGGAAGTTGATCGGCTCCCGAATCTTGTTTTTGTCGATCACGTCGTAGAACTCGTCACTTGGCGTGTGCGAAAAGACAGTCACGTTGCCGGGTATCTTCTTTAAGAGACGGGCGCAGTTATTGAGGACGTTGGCAGAACGGTTCTTGAAGGCCATCTCGGGGTACTTAAGGCGCGTCTGCCCTGCCGCCATCAACTGTCTGCGGTCGGAGCCTGACCGGACGTTGGTTTCGCTCTGGCCTCTCATGGACCGGGGTATCGTGGACCCGTCTATGATTTCCCTGGTGGTGTAGTAGTGCTGAGTGATTTCGCTCGGGGGCATCATTGGCTGGACTTGCTCGAACTTCACGCCTTCAGGGAGTTTGTTGACCTCCCCGAATGACAGGTCGAACTTCTGGACCAGCACAGCGTTATCGCCAGACAGGACCACGGCGGGCATACCGTTCTTGGAGATCACGATGTCCTGTAATGAGTAGTCGCGGCTTTCCGATTTCAGTACGGGTTGTATCTTGCGGTTCATGCCCACGAACCGCATGGAGAGGTCGTTATCCGAGGTGATATTCCCCAGACCCGCGTCAATGCACACGTAAGGCACGAACCCGTAGCCGTGCTTGGCGACACCGGATTTCGTGTTGAGGACCGCGATGCCGTCCACGATGACGCACCGATAGTCCTTGTCCCAGTAGTCGATTACCAAGACTTCCTCGCCACCGTCGTAACCCTTCTCGGGCTTCCACTTCTTCCAATGGCGAATCACGTCCTCAACTGGTTTCTTGTAGTGCTCAATTACCCACGTTTGGCCCGTGGTACCGGTGTCGAACATGATGCAGCGCGGGTTTATCGCTGAAATCGAGATAGGGAGAGTCCCCTCACAGACGTTCTCCCACTCGCTCTCCCTGAGTTTGTAGGTTTCGTCCGATTCACCCTTCTTTTGGATGGGCTTGTCGGGCCACAGGTCGGCGTTATAGACGGTCTTTAACCACGCCACGCCATAGAGGGGGTAGTGTTTGGCCGCGACCCTCCAGGGTGATATGGCGGCGTTCACGTTGGTCATGTAGACCAACCCCGACCCGAAGCGCCTCAGTTGTTCGGCAGACTCCTCCTCGGCCTTGTTCTGCTTCCGCCTGGAGACTTGGACCTTGGCATTGTCTATCCCGATCCAATCCGCAAAGGTGTCTATGGAGTTCCGGGCAGAGGGCAACACAACTGCCAAATCCTTGTACTCAACGGGGAGGTTCAATTCCCCGGCAAAGGCCAACTCGTAGTAAGTCTCGTCCTCATCAAACGCGGCGTAGAGGGAGCCGAACCCCATCAAATTAGCGGCGTATAGGTCTTTGACTTCTTCTACTGTCGGCGCTTCTCTCATGGTCCTCCAAAACAAAAAGGCCCCGCTGTTCTCTCGAACAAACGGAGCCTCTGGTGTTACCCAGTCGGCACTACGTCAGACTATTTGCTAATCACCTTCCCTGTCGTGTGTTCTACGTAGACGATCTTATGGTCTTTGGCCTCGATTCGGGCCGTTCCCTTATCTGCCTTCAGGATGGCCTCTATGGCCTGTTCTATGTCAGTCAGCACTTACCGCTTCTCCAACATCTCCTGCATGAGGGCGTAGTATTCGGCCAACGTTGCCGCCATCCGTATGCCATCGACTGCGCCTTCATACATCAGGAGTGCCCGTTCCAACTGTTCTGGCGTCCGGTTGTCCATATCCTAGTCCCCTATGGGTCGAGATGCGGCAATTCCATCGTCCAGTATGTACTCGATATCCCACCCCTTGTCCATAGCTCTAAGCGCCCACTCTCGCACATTGCAGAGACTCGACCAACCACGTAGGTCTGTAACTGTAACCGGCCAGAAGTCTATCGCCTTGCCCCCGAGAAGTGCAGTGTGCGGATAGGGGCCATGTCGCCTGTCGCTTGCTTCAAGACCTCCTGGGCCTTGGAATGGGCGATAGCGACCGCACAGGGGTAGTCGTCGTTCTTGCCCTTCATGGCCTCTATCTGGCCGTTCCTGTCTTGGTTTCGGATCAAAAACCCGAATTGCAAAAGCCCTTGGTAGTTGTTGATCGTCAATGCGTAGGTGTTGAAGGCCATGACCATCGTGTTCCACAAGACGGCCCTGTTAGAGTTCCCGGTGTGGAAGCCTATTTTCTTATGCTCCGCGTCCTGGTAGCCGAAGTTCGGGTAATTGAGTTTCTTCGCGGAGTCGATGGTCGCCAGCCCCCAGTCGTTGTCCTCGATGTACCATCTTGGATTCCTGAAGTGAGAGAGTAGACGGACGGAGTGTTCTGCGAACTCGTCCGGCTTCATGGTGTTGTTGAACACGTCCCCGACGATCTCCCCACTTCGGGCGTCCATGACGACGGTGACGTTGTAGTCCTTGCCGACGCCGTGGGAAGTGTCTGAGGCGGCGACGTAAACTTTACCAACTTGGTAAGGACGCCACACTCTCTCTATAAGGGGGTCTAGTCCTTCGACCTTAACGGGCGCGCCGCAACGCTTCTTCATCTCGTCCAGAACCATCAGATCAATCGCGGCCACGGTCTGAGTGGGGCGCAACGCTTCCGTTAATGACCTCGGATAATTCTGTTCCATATAGAGTTCCGGGGTTAAGGCTCCAAGATGCTCCCCGGTCAGGTTGCCCTTTACTTCCTCGTACCACTTCTCGTCTCTGCCGGGTCGGACGTGGTAGGGGAAGAAGATCGAGACAAAGCCGTTCTTGCCCGGTCCCAAGGGGTAGACCATGTTCGGGACTTTCTCGCAAATCGGATGCAGGGGGGCCTTTGGATCATAGCCGCCCAACCACAGGGATTTAGCGGTGGTGTCAGGTTTGGTCTTGTCCACGGTAAATAGTGAGATAAGTTGGCCCCCGGCCTCAATGGTGGGTTTGATATAGGTGTAGTTCCTTTCCGCGAAGGGGTGGATTTCATGCTCATCCAAAACGATCAGGGACGCGGTGAACGACACCCCGGCCTCCTCTGTTGAAGGCAGCGCCCTTATGGTCGCGCCCTTGTCGGGGAAGCCTAACTCAGTCTTGGAGTCAGGTTGGATCTTGATCTTCTGCCAGTCGGGTAAGTGGTTGTACATCCGGCGGGCTTTTGATAGAAGCTCCATCGCTTCCAACTCGCCCTTGGAAATCATCATGGCCTGAAAGCGATCCTTGAACAGGGCCGAGTGCAAGGCGTAGGCCGCGACGATCAGGGACTCCGCGATCTGCCGCGACTTCATTATGACGATCAATCTGTACTTCAGGAACGCTTCAGCCGAGACCTGAATGTTGGGCGAAAGCTCAAACGGAATGACGCCACCCTTATCCGTTAGGGTCGGGGGCGCGTCTATACGAGCGTAGTGCCGCAGCCAATAGCGGAACTGCGTACACTTGACGCCCTCTAGGGTCGCTTCT